TATACCTGAAACAGATTATCAATACCTGAACGATGATGAATTTATGGAATTATATGAAACTTGTTTATATTTAATGGACGAATTAATTAAAGAAAACCCGAGTTTTATCTCTGACCCTGATTTTGAAGATATTTTTGACGAAAATATTCAAGAATTAATATATTCGCAATTTGATTTTGACATATTTTATACAGAAGATGCTGAAGATGAGATTGATAATATTATTGAATATGCTAAAGATGAATTTTTTAAAAATTATATGCCTCCACGTTCTTATTCTAATACAATTATTTTAGAAGACCTACATAATAATTATATTACACAACAAATAAATGTTCTTAGAAATAAACCTCAACCCATTCAAAGAACAAAAGAATGGTACGAGTTTCGGCATAATTTAATTACAGCTTCAAATGCGTATAAAGCATTTGAAAATCAAAAAGTAAAAAATCAACTTATTTATGAAAAATGCCAACCATTAAATCCAAGTTTATATAAAGAAGAAATAAAAGAAGTTGTAATGGTAAATACTAACACTACACTTCATTGGGGACAAAAATATGAACCACTTTCAGTTAAAATTTATGAACATATGTATGATACAAAAATAGAAGATTTTGGTTGTATTCAACACAAAAGTTATTTATTTATTGGGGCATCTCCTGATGGAATTAATGTTGAACCACATTCAAAGCGTTATGGTCGCATGTTAGAAATTAAAAATATTGTTAATCGAGAAATAAATGGAATACCTAAAAAAGAATATTGGATTCAAATGCAACTTCAAATGGAAGTTTGTGAATTAGATGAATGCGACTTTTTAGAAACTAAATTTACTGAATATCCTGATTATACATCCTTTTTATGTGATACGGAAAATGAAGACAATTTATGTTTATCAAAAGAAAAATGTATGAAAGGACTTATGATTTACTTTCATACAAAAGAAGGTAAGCCATTTTACGTACATAAACCATTAGGTATGATTCATTCTAATGATATTACCTTGTGGCAAGAAAACATGGTAGATTATTATCAGTGTAACCCTGAATTTAATTATATATATATGAAAACACATTATTGGAAATTAGAAAAATTCAGTTGTGTATTAGTTTGTAGAAATAAACAATGGTTTAATGATAATATTAAAGAATTAGAAAATATTTGGAACACTATTACAAAAGAAAGAGTTACTGGTTATGGGCATCGCGAACCCAATCGCAGACCAAAAAAAACGGATAATAATGTAGATAAACCATCACAAGGTTGTTTGTTACATTTTAGTAAAGAAACATGCAAAATAAATGTTATAAAAAAACAACCCACACAAAATATTGAAATTGATTGTGATTTTGATGATTTTGATTTTGATGATTTTGATTTTGACAATGTTTAAAAAAGATTATAAAAATTCTGTTGTTAAATATTACCTTAATAATTATAAATTATATTATTTTATTATTTTATAGATCAATAGGTAAATCATCCCTAATGAAAGTAGCTTCACCATTTCTATTCCAACTAATAACCATTGTAATTATCTCTACACCTGCTTCTACTGCTTGTTTAAACGCATCTCTATATTCTGGATCAATGACGGATGGCTGAAATCTATTAGCATCAGTTCGTTGTATAACATAACACATTATACACCGAATTTCTGTTTCTTTTTTTATCAATGTTAATTCTCTAATATGTTTTAATGCTCTTGGACTAACAGGTTCAGAAGGTTTCTTGTTATAATTGTAAGGAAAATAGGATACTTTTGAATTAAAGTCTCTATCATGAAAATCCATTTTAGTCCTCTCTTTAAATGTAACGTTTTCATAGTCTGCTAATGGCACATTTTTTACTTCCATTATAAATGGAATACAATTTTGGTCTATACCAGTAAAATCAAAACGAGAATCTATTTTATCTTTAATATAAATAGTAGTTTCTCTTCTATATCTTTTAATATTTTGTAATTTTGTCAGTAAGTTTGCGTTTAAAGCAGCTTCGGTTAATGTTTCGGCCAACTTTGGATGAATTCCAATAATTTGTTCATATTCTCTCTCTCTTAATACTGATAAGTATACAGTATGTGTACATTTCATATTTGCCTTATTTTTTGGTTTTGATTTTGAATTTGGACTTAGAGATATTAAAACCGACGCATTTACGTCAGCAAGACCACAACATCCTAATGAAGCAGTATGACCTAACACTTCTTCATCATCGCATAAAATATCAGCAACATATGGAGTTTTGATATATTTTGAAGGGCGTTTAATAACTTGTCCTTCAATAAGATTATCTAATTTTATTAAAACTTGCATTCTTTATTTAATGATACTTATAATAAGTATTATAATTTTTATTCAATTTTTTATTTTAATGGTTTATTCTTACGAGTTTTATTTTTATTATGGGACCATTGTCTATACTTCACTTCTAAAATAACCCACTCGCACTCCAGGTCCGTCTTGTACTGGCGGTAATTGTAAAGTAATATTTGTTGTAGTATCTTTTTTATTTTTATATAATGCCCCACAAAAATCTGCCGGCGAACAAGTTCCGTTATCTGGATTATCATAATATTTTAAATTGTTAGTTACTTGCTTATATGAACCTAATTTAAATACAGGATAATGCCACCATATTTGATTATAATTATTAGTTGATGTTTCATTTTTATTTATTAGAGGATAATCATTTAATATTGCTTGGTTAACAGATTTTGGAAAAGTTCCTGGTGTTGATAAATCATATAATCCACTAAATCCTTCAATATTTTTATATAAAGTAAATGCTAATATTATTATTAAAAATAAAATACTTCCCATAACAATTTTATGTTTCATATATATAAAATATATATAAATATATATGAAAACTTAATATAAACATTTAAAAAATAACTTAAAATTAAAATGTCAATATAAATATACTATGGAAACCTATATGCGTGTTACTAAAAGAAATGCCGAATTAGAAGAAATCGCATTTGATAAAATACAATCGCGAATCAAAAAATTGTGCGAAGAAGCGTCAATTCAAATAAATTATCCACAATTAGTTATGAAAGTAATTGATCAGTTATATGATAAAATTTCAACAACTAAAATTGATGAATTAGCAGCTGAACAATGCGCATCACTTTCTACCCTAAATCCTGACTATGGAATTCTTGCTGGACGTATTATTATTTCTAATCATCAAAAAAATACAAATCCATTATTTTCAAGTGTAATTGAAGAATTGTATTATTTTTATGACATTCATGAGAATCATTGCCCATTAGTCTCGCTAAATTTTAAAATGTTTGTTAGTAAGTATGCGACAGAATTAAATGAAATGATTGAATATAATAGAGATTATTTAATTGATTATTTTGGGTTTAAAACTTTGGAAAGGGCGTATTTATTTAAAAAAGGAAACCAAATTATTGAAAGACCACAACACATGTGGATGCGAGTTTCTGTTGGAATACATGGTGATTTAAATAATCCAAATTCATTAGAACTTATTAAAGAAACATATAATTTAATGTCTCAAAAATTTTTTACACATGCTACACCTACACTTTTTAACGCAGGAACAGTTAGACCACAAATGAGTTCTTGTTATTTATTAGCTATGGAAAATGATAGCATTGATGGAATTTTTAACACATTAAAGGATTGCGCACATATTTCAAAATGGGCAGGTGGAATTGGATTACACATTCATAATATTAGAGCAAAAGGTAGCCACATTCAAGGAACAAACGGAATATCTAATGGATTGGTTCCTATGTTACGGGTATTTAATAATACTGCTCGATATGTTGACCAGGGAGGAAATAAACGTAATGGTTCCTTTGCTATCTATTTAGAACCTTGGCATGCTGATATTTTTGATTTTTTAGAAATGCGCAAAAATCATGGAGATGAAGAAATGAAAGCACGTGATTTATTTTATGCTTTATGGATTTCAGATTTATTTATGGAAAGAGTTAAAGATAAGAATGGTAAATGGTCTTTATTTTGCCCACACGAATGTCCTGGGTTAGCCGATGTTTATGGGGAGAATTTTAAAAATTTATATGAAAATTACGAAAAAAATGGCAAAGCTAGAAAAACTATTAATGCTCGTGAATTATGGTTTGCTATTTTAGATGCTCAAATGGAAACAGGCACACCATATTTACTTTATAAGGATGCCGCTAATGTAAAGTCTAATCAAAAAAATCTTGGAACAATCAAATCATCAAATTTATGCTGCGAGATCCTAGAATATTCTGATAGTACTGAAACTGCGGTTTGTAATCTTGCTTCTATTGCTTTACCGGCATTTGTTAATCAACAAACAAACCAATTTGATTATGATAAACTTCATCAAGTTACTAAAGTAGTAACTAACAACTTAAATAAAGTTATTGATATTAATTTTTATCCTACTGAAAAAACAAGAAAAAGTAATTTAAGACATAGACCTATTGGCATTGGCGTACAAGGTTTAGCTGATGCTTTTATTTTAATGGATATTCCATTCCATTCTGAAGAAGCAAAAAGTGTTAATAAATTAATATTTGAAACAATTTATCACGCATCTTTGGAAAAAAGTAATGAAATTGCGTTTGAAAGAACTCAACAAATTAAAATTAAATTATTAGACACAAAATCTACAGAAAGTTTAAGTTTTATTAATGAATATGAATATTCTACATTACAACGAAATAATACTGATTTATTTGGAGCTTATATTTCATTTGAGGGCTCGCCTACATCTAAAGGAATTCTTCAATTTGATCTTTGGAATGTGAGTCCAAGTAATCGTTATAATTGGGATACTCTTAAAGAATCTATTAAAACATACGGATTGCGAAACTCGTTGTTAGTTGCTCCAATGCCAACAGCATCTACATCACAAATTCTAGGATATAATGAATGTTTTGAACCATTTACAAGTAATTTATATTCTCGCAGAACATTAGCAGGAGAATTTGTTGTTATTAATAAATATTTAATGAAGGAACTTATTGAATTAGGACATTGGAATGAACAAATTAAAAATAATATTATTGCTAATAAAGGTTCAATTCAACAAATGACATTTTTGCCTGAACATATTCGTAATAAATATAAGATTGTTTGGGAAATGCCTATGAAACATATTATAGATATGGCTGCTGATAGAGGACCATTCATTTGCCAAAGTCAAAGTTTAAATTTATGGATAGAAGAGCCTGTTTATAGCAAACTAACATCTATGCATTTTTATGCTTGGGAAAAGGGTTTAAAAACCGGCATATATTACTTAAGAAGAAAAGCAAAACATCAGGCTCAACAATTTACAATTGAACCAACCGCAATAGAAAAAGAAGAAGAAAATATTTGCGAATCATGTTCAGCTTAATGATTTTCCAACAAATATCATATATATATTTATAAATTTATATTATAATTTTATACATATTCCTTACATATTCCAAAAGTTTTTCTATGCCATTTAGTAATACCATATTTTTTAATACCATTCATATGTGTTTTAGATCCATATCCTTTATTCGAATTTATGTTATAATGCTCTACTAATTCGGGATTTTCTTCACATAACTCATCAATATATTTATCTCTTTCAGTTTTTGCTAATATAGATGCTGCTGCTATGGATGTATATTTATTATCTCCTCCTTCAATCATTTTATATTTTATTGTTTCTACAAATGTAGGTTCATTTAGTATTGTAAATGGTTTAAAATAGTTACCATCTACTAATATCAATATTTTATCATAATTAATATCTAATAAATTTGATAGTTGTGATAATACATTTGCTATACCTTTATGCATTGCTAATTGTGTTGCTTGTAATATATTTATTTTATCTATAGTTTGTTCATCTTCATATTCTACTGCCCAAGCAATAGCATTTTTTTTAATATAATCAGCAACTTCTTCTATTTTCTTTTTGCTATGAAATTTTTTGCTATCTTTCATTTGTGAATGATTAAAACTATTATCTTTAGGTAAAACAACAATTCCCGCGTAAACTCTACCAAACATTGGTCCTCTACCAGCTTCATCAACGCCTATTTCTATGATTGTATTATCAGAATCAAACATAGGTTTTAAAACATTTGGACTTGCGTTTTTTTTACATTTTTTTGTTAAAGGACTTTCAAATACTTCTTCTTCTTTTTCTTTTTCAAGAGAACCATTGTTATTTTTAATTATAACTTTACTAAACAAATTATCGTGATTAAACATTTTAAATATATTTATATTTTAATAAATATATTTAAATAAATCAATTTTTTTCACTATATAAATTATACAATGAAAGGTGAATTATTAATACTTTTTGTAATTTTATTATTAGCATTTATTTTATGTTCATTTTTAGGCGGAAAAGGTTTTATTGAAGGTATGGAAAATAATTCTGTTATACATTCTAAAGCAAATGAAAAACGTACAAATGATTCTAACAAAATAAATTATGATAACTATAACTATAATCATTATAATAAAACATCATACCCTAGTATTTATTATGGACCAAATGGAGGGACAGCAAAGGTAATTAAAACTTTAAACAATAATACTATTGTTATAACTAACAAAAATGGAAGCACTCAAATTTATTATATAGATTCAAATTCTAATGACCCAAATGCTTCGATTTATTATGGACCAAATGGAGGTTCTGCTAAATTAATTACTAATAATGGAAACCAATTTGTAGAAATAACAACTCCTAATGGTTCTAAAATTATTTTTACAGGTGATAATAGACATGATAACACACCCATTCTAGATAATACTATAAATCAATATGATAATAATTATCATACAACTGATTCTAATTATAATACAACTGGTTCTAATTATAATACAAGTGGTTCTAATTATAATACAACTGATTCTAATTATAATACAAGTGGTTCTAATTATAATACAAGTGGTTCTAATTATAATTATTCCAACTCTTTACCACAAGGAATTTCTCGTTCTCAAATTCCTTCAGGAGATGAAGATTTATATATATTAAAATCTCAAGTTGTACCACCAGTGTGTCCAAAATGTCCTAATCCAATAGTTAAATGTCCGACCGATACAGATGTAACTAAATGCCCACCTTGTCCTCCTTGTGCGAGATGTCCTGAACCTAGTTTTACATGTGCTAAAATACCAAATTACAATGCGTTTAATCAAAATACAATGCCTATTCCTGTACTATCAGATTTTTCAACATTTGGAATGTAAAAATAATATATAATGTATATTATCAAGCAAATAAATAAAATGCAATAAATTTGTTAATCTTATTTTATTTAACTAATATATAATGACACAAACACGTAAAAATAGAAATGTAAATAAAATATTTAAACAAAAGGATTTTTCATCTGGTGATGGCATGGTTACAAAAATTTGGGGGCCAATTGTTTGGACGGCATTACATACAATAAGTTTTAATTATCCTGTAAATCCTACAAATGAAGATAAACAACATTATAAAGAATTTATTTATAGTTTAAAATATGTTTTACCTTGTAAGTTTTGTAGAATTAATTTAACAAAAAATCTTAAACAAAAACCTTTGTTAACATGTCATATGAAAAATAGAGAAACATTTTCAAGATATATTTATGAATTACACGAATTAGTAAATAAAATGCTTAACAAAAAATCAAATTTAACTTATTGTGATGTAAGAGAAAGATATGAACATTTTAGATCTAGATGTACTGAAGAAACACCAAAAATTTTTAATTTTATAAAAAAATCTCAAACAAAAAAGAAAAAAGAAAAAGGTTGTACAGAACCTTTATATGGTAAAAAGGCAAAATGTATTATTAATATTGTTCCACAAGAGGATAAAAGTGCTACCTTTAAAATGGATAAAAAATGTATTAAATCAAAATATAAAATAGAAAATAGAAAATAGAAAATAAAAAATATACATATATTTTAACTATGTCTTTTTCTTTAATGATTGTTGAATTTACAAAATCCACCCAAAATGTATGTATGTGTATTGGATTATCTATGTTATTTATTATTTTATTTATAATATCTCCATTAAATTCATTTATGATATCTTCTATATTTGGAAAAGTAATTATACTTACACTTTTAGGATATACCTTATATTATAATACAACACAAACTAACAAATTTTCTACAAATTTTAATGTTAACATTTTGAATCAAAATGAAAATTGGAATCCAATTAAAACAAATATTATGTGTAGTTATATATTTTCTCTTTTTGTGTTAGTTCTTATTATTTCAGTTATTAAAACAATTTTTTAAAATATTAGTTTTTAAAGTTCTTTAGGTAATTTTATAAATGTACATTTAAGTTCTTCTTCTCATTACATTTATAAAATTATCTAATAGATAAGAGAATAACTTTTAAAAATGGATATTCGTTTAAAATATACTATAATTTATTCTTATTTAATATATAATAATGACTAATCAATTTAATAATATTTTAAAAATGGGAACTCCTTCATTAATACAAAGAATTAGCGGATTTATTAATTTGAAAACGGTGGCAATTATTATATTTGGGCTTTGTTTAATTATTTTTGCGTATTATACCTATAAACAATTTGCTAATACAAAGACATCATTTCACGCAAATAGAGAACATATTCCAAAAGATATAAATTCTAATAAAACTGCTACATTAATGCTATTTTATGTGGATTGGTGTCCACATTGTAAAACAGCTAAACCTGAATGGGAATCCTTAAAAGCGGAATATGAAGGCAAAAATATGAATGGTTATAATTTATCATTTATGGAATATAATTGTACTAATGAAACAGAAGAAACATCTAAATTAATGGATAAATATAGTATTGAAGGTTATCCTACAATAAAATTGGTTAAGGATAATCAAATAATTGAATATGATGCTAAACCAACTAAATCAACAATGACACAATTTTTGAATACTGTTCTTTAAATATTTGATAAAAATTGTGTTGCGTCTTCTTCTCCCATTTTTATCCATTGTCGTCTTAATTCTTCATTTATTATTGTTTGGTGAATAAAATCTAATAATTTTAAGGAATTTTCTTGAACATTACATATAATAGTATTATCAATATTTTCTAATTTAACTGTATTACGTATAAAATTCATAGCATTATTTGTTAAACAAGTTACATATTCTAATAATGATGATTCTTTTGTAACTTCTACATTTTTAAAACTATTATCCGTTTCAAGCGAGCTTTTTATTCCTAATATTTCATCCTTGTTAGTATGATCTCTTAAACATTGATTTATAGGATAGTTACACATTACTCCACCATCTATATAACATTTGTTATCTATTATTGTTGGCATAAATATTCCTGGAAAAGCGGATGACATTGTTAATGCTTGTAATAAACTTAAATCAGGATGAGTTATATATGATAACTCAACAGTTTCAAACTTGTTTAATTCAAACGTAAAAATACGAAAATCTATTTTTGAAAACTCGTAAAATTCTTTTAAAGTTACATTTAGTTCTATATTTTTTGCTTGCAATAAAGGTTTAAATATTATTTCGACAAATTTTGTATCAAATAATCCTTTATTATAATATGAATCAAAAATTTGTTGTGCATTTATTTTAAAAGCATCATTCCAAGGTCTTTCAATAATATATTGATTTAAAGTTTCCCAATCATATTTAAGACAAATAAATGCTCCAATCATTGAACCAACCGAAGTTCCATATATTGTCTCTATATCATTCACTTTCCAAAAATTTTCTTTTTCAAGTTTTTCTAATGCTCCTAAGTATCTTAATCCCAAAGGACCTCCGCCACTAATAACTAAATGTTTTATTGTCATAAATATTAAATACCAATTTATTTAAATATATATTTAAATAAATATTTAAATAATACATTATTTACTTGAGTATATTATTTATTTCCGCCAAAAATTTAAATAATTTTCTTTTAAAATAACAAATGGCAAATATTTTTACGTTGGAAAATTTTTCTAATTTTTCTGAAAAGATTAGCATTGACGAATTATATGAAAAAAAACGTCAAATAGATATTGGCAAGTTAGAGTTATTTAAAAAAATATTAAATCGCATTCATGTTAGAATTAAAACAACAGCAAAGCATAGTATAGACGAAAAATTTTGTTGGTTTGTTGTTCCTGAGGTAATTATTGGAGTTCCTAAGTATGATCAAGCAAATTGTATTGCTTATATAATGAATGCTTTACAAGAAAATGGATTTAATGTTAAATATTTTCATCCAAATACTTTATTTATATGTTGGGAACATTGGGTACCTTTGTATGTTAGAAATGAAATTAAAACAAAAACTGGAATAATAATAAATGAATACGGCGAGAAAATAACAGAAAATAATGAAAATGATAAAGAAGATGATAAAGAAGAGATACAACAAATTAAAAATAGTAAAAAATATACTCCTATTAATTCATATAAACCTTCAGGTAAATTAGTTTATAGTGAAGATTTGTTGAATAAAATTGAGGACAAAATAAATTAATTTATATATATTTTTATATATGAAAACACAAAAAAAGAAAACATTAAACAATTGTACAAAAAAATGTAGGCCACGACAAAATTTAGAATTATATTGTCAAAAACACGCAAACACATTTAATAGTTTTGAAAAACAATACGAATCAAAGATTAACGCAAATTCAAAAAAACACGAAGAAAATATTGAAAAGAAATTAATTAAATTATTCAATACACCTTTTACTCCTAGTAAATACACTCCTCGAAATGATTATTATAC